CTACATCGGCTCCGACATTTTCATCAATCGGAACTGGTGATGTACCCGATGGTGCCGATGGATCGGCTATTCATGATAACGTGAATGGCGAAATTTCTGCTATTGCAGAAAAGGGCAGTCCAGTCGGCGCGGACATGATTTTAATTGAGGATTCTGCGGCATCAAACGCGAAGAAGATGGTTCAAATTACAAACCTTCCTGGCGGCGCGGATGCCGATGCTATTCATGATAATGTAGCAGATGAAATTCATCAGATAACATTGAAGGGAACTCCTGTTGGTGCCGATGAATTGGTGATAGAGGATAGTGCGGCATCATGGGCAAAAAAGAGAATAACTCTTACAAGCCTGCCCGGCGGTGGTTCACACAACATTTTGTCGGCGACTCATACCGATACAACTGGGGGGGGCTCAGAGAGCCAGGGCGATCTATTAGTCCGCAATGGCTCGAATCAATGGACTAGCCTTCCTTTGGGCTCGGCCAATACTGTCTTACATGGAAGTGCAACAGACCCAAGCTATAGTGCAATAGTTACAGATGATATTTCTAATAATGCTGTCACGCTCCCTAAATTTGTCCAGGCTACCGCGCAATATAATTTTTTGGCAAGAATAACGGCCGGTGCCGGAAACTTTGAACAAGCCAATCCAACCGCTGTACGTGCAGCATTAAATGTTGAAGACGGTTCTCAAGCCAATACTGTTGATAGTGTTTTCGGCCGCACCGATGCGGTAACAGCGGCCGCAAGTGATTATGACGCAAGTCAAATTGATAACGACTCTGGTGTTTCGGGGACTTATGTTTCTAATGCTTTGGATACTTTGGCTTCGGCTGATTCAACCCATGCTGGCTTGACAGAGGCGCACGGCGCTACTGGCGCTGTAGTTGGTACGACTAATATCCAAACGCTCACAAACAAAACTTTATCAAGCCCGACAATTAGCAACTTCACTAACGCAACCCACGGCCATACTATCGCCTCTAGCGGCGGACAACTTTCAATTACTGCGGCGACTACTGGCACACTCACCGCGACCAGAGGAGGCACGGCACAGGCAACATGGAATCAAGGTGATCTTTTATATGCATCGGCGACAGATACCCTAGTGAGATTAACCAAGGGAACAGCACATCAGTTTCTCCGAATGAATAGCGGAGCAACCGCTCCTGAATGGTACAGACCAGAAGATAGCAAGAGTTTTACTTTCGAGAACCCGGCAGACGCAGACATTTTCAATATGTGGATCACTAATAAGGCCATTACCATTACAGAAATTCAGATCGCTATCGTCGGCGGTACATCTGTTGCCTGGGCTCTTTATCAAGGTGCGGCGATCAACTCGATCACAACCCTAATTGAAAGCGGAACTGCTAGTTCTTCGACTCCCGTATCTGATACATCGATGTCCGGTGACGCCACAGTACCGGCGGATCAATGCATAAACCTAGACATCGGCACAGTAACGGGCACGGTGACAGAACTTTCCATCACTGTTCACTTTACGGAGGACTAAATTGCCAGCAGGCGATTATATTATTGTGCGCGAAGCTACGGGCGGCGAGGATTATGATAACTATTCCGCATTCGAAGATCATCCTTTTGATACAGAAGTCCATATAGATTCTGCAACATTCTCAAATTCTACTGGCCAAATAACAGTTCTTGAAACTGGCCACTATCTCGCAATGTATAATCTTGGCTTTGATCGCGAGGTAGCTAATTATTACATAAATTTTGAATCTCGCCTTCTTGTCGAAGGATCACCATCAAACTATTGTAAGAGCGGGGATTTTTGTAACTCTTCTTCGGGCTATGATGACGCGGGACCGAGGTTTACGGGTTGCGGTATTCTGTCCTTGACGGCCAATGACACTCTCATAGTCCAAACTCGCCGCGATGATGATGATTATGCTACCGTAGATGCTTTTCGCATGGCGAACTTTTGCGGATTCCAAATGCTTAGATTAGATGATTCTTGGGCGTATTATCGCGGCCGTGAGACCTCGGCACGCACACCATCGACAACAAGCGGTACATTTACCAGCGTGGAATTTGATACGGATGACGAAAAAGATTCGGGCTTTACACACTCGACAACCGTGAACCCGGACCAGATTACACTTGATGCAGCCGGACATTATCTTGTTATCTACACTGGCCTTTATTCAAATACCTCTGGCACTAGTCGGAAGCGTACTAGCATGGAGGCAAGGCTCACATTAGACGGCACAGAAATCAATGCAACACGCACACATAAATATACAAGGGGATATCATACAGGCTACGCACATCTTAATGCCCTAGTTATTGCTACCATCATACAGACTACCTCTACAAATCAAGTACTCAGGGCGCAAATTTGTCACAAAAACAACACGAGTAATCCATATTGCCAAATCGATGATTCTGCGATTTCGATTGTTAAGCTCCCTGATTCTGGCGTCGATTTCCTGCGAATCGAACACAACGCAAACCAAGACGGCAATTCATCTCGCGATCTGAGCTTCAATGTAAATAATGAAGTGGACACTGGTACTTTCGTTCATAGCACAGTATCATCCAATGAAAGAGTGACGCTCCAACAAGACGCATTTTGCCTGTTTATGGGCATGTCATATGCTGAAGGGAGTTTATCATATACGGCTTCTAATAGGCTAGGTCTACAATGGAATATCGGCGATGTTATACAACAAGTAGGTGGCGGTTCAATTCAAGTACGTAATACTTATACGGAGACCGAAGAATCGTATCAAGGCGGCGGCGTGATAATGAGTCTCTTAGATTTATCGCAAACAAATTATGTGGAAATACAAAATGATGTTTGGGGTACAAGTCAAACATGTCCACATCAGGCAAATCGGACAGGAATGCAAGCAGTAAATTTGGACCAATTGTTTGGGGGCGCACCTCCGCCAGAACGGCGGATTTTTGCAATAACCTGAAAAGGAGCGTGATACAATGGCAATTCCAGTTTCAGAATTCTCGAATTTTTGCGCCGATTGGGTTGGCCGCAAAGGGAACGGATATAATCTCGGCTCGATCACGAGATGGAACGTTTCCACCGATGGAAATTATGATAAAATCATTGCGGTACTTGAGGCATATATCGCTTGGCTTGAATGGGCCAGGGACAATGCAGTAGCCGACATGGTTGATGAATCAACACAACTCAATGCAGTCATGGGAAAGGTTTGGGCAGTAGTTACTGCGGCGGAGACAGTGAGGCAAGACGTTTGATTTGAGACAAGCCGAGAGGGGAACATATGCGATATTTCAAGATCAAGAACTTCGATCAGTACCAAAACTATCGACATCGCAATCCACCCTGGATCAAGCTCCATTCTCGGATTCTGAAGTCGGTAACGTTTGCCAAACTCCCAGATGCCACAAAAGCTCATGCAATCTTATTATGCGTTCTTGCTAGTAGGAATCAAAACTGTTTACCGTGGGATCCGGAATTCCTCGCGGCGGAGATTCACGCGAAAGAGTTACCAGATTTAGAATTATTGAAGAAAGTTGAATTCATTGAAGATACGCCAGAATGCTTGCAACATGCAAGCAACTTGCAAGCAACTTGCAAAAATTCCCCTCTGTTACTCTGTAACTCTGAAGACAGAGTAAGAGAGAAAAGAGGAAAAAGTTATCCACAAATCAATTTCGCAGATTCGAAACCTAGAGCCATAACAGATCCGATATTCAACGAAGAAGAGGCAATCATCGGAGAGCGGATCATGATCGGCAGAGAAGTGGTCAAGGAGATTTTCTTTAAAGAAAGGGGAACAGATGAATGAGGTCGAGAAAAGGCAGGCTTGTTATCAGTTATATGGCTTAACGCCAGAACAATTTCACGTGGGGTTAGACAAGTTATGGAAAGCATTAGGTAGGTTCGTGGATGATGTACCCAATGAAGAGGGCTTCAGTGATATTTTTTCCTTGTGTGCGGCAGAACTGATGCGGTTACGGGAAGAAAATCGAAGACTTAAAGAATCGGAATTGTACGTGAAAGTTGCTCAAATGCTCTACGGAGAGGAGAAAAAAAATGCCGGGTGATCGACCGATCGAAGCAATGCTGAATAGGCTTGAGTCACTGAAGGGATATGTTTTTCCAGTGACAAGTGAGGCGAATACAATTCACAATCTTGAAAGAACAATGATTTATTGCTCGCTTGGGATATGTGCCCACATGAATGCAATAATACAAGTGCTTGAGAATTTGATGAATAAGCAATACATCGATTTCTCTGAGCCAATCTTCGGGAAGGGGAACGATGATGAAACCACCGAAGACGCCGCTGGACAAGGCGAAGGGGATTCTGAAACATAATGCCTCAAGCACAGAACCCATTTGCATAAGCGATGAAGACCTTCAATGGTTGGTTGATAAAATCGTTAACCAACATCAAGTCATTCTCTCAACGGACTGTGCGAGAGATTTTGAACAAACAGTCAACGCAAACCTTGTATTATTTGAAAAACTGCAAAAAGCAGAGAAAAAAATTGAAGAGCTCAGGACCGAGATCATATTCCTCAAGCAAAGAGCGAAAGGAGATGTTATCCGGGTCAATTATGGCACATCAGAAGAAAGGCGCTTGAGGAAGCGTGCTAAAGAAAGTGCCGATCCTATTGCTCGGTTAGCGGGACGGCATCCGTGGAAGATACCACAAGGCGGGAGATGAGGATTATGACGGACGGCGAGAAAACTGATAAGAAATCTATCACTAATCTGACTAGAGCAAAGAAAGGGCAGTGGTGGCAACGTTGGTTGGTGCGCCTAATGGGGTACACTGATCAGTCGGATATGGAAGGCAAAATCGCGAAAAAAGCAGGCGACGAAATAAGACATCGGAAAAACTGGGCTCGATGGGAGGGATATAAGGATGACTGACGCGGAGAAAAGGCTGGATGAATTCTTCCAGAAAGAAATGCCAATAAGGCGGACTGGGGATCGCATATCTGATACACCGCACGCTGCCTGGCACGTCATTAAAGCCGAACTGGATCGGCTGCGGATGTTGGAAGAAGAACATAAAAAATACTGCGGCGATCCTGGCGGCTGTTGCTTCAACAGGGTGGTAGGCCATGACTGACGCGGAGAAAAGGTTGCGAAATTTCGCTGCAAGTAAATATGCTGGATGGGAGGACTTGGAAATTGTCCTGGCCGAACTGGAGCGGCTGAAACGATGGCCGGGAGCATGTGAGACAGTGCGTGGCTGGTATCCTGATACCATGTTCCCGCCCGACAGTACAACCATGGATGCCAACTCTGCCAAGTGGGCGCGGCATGTTTGTGATCTAATCAGAGAGGAGGCGGAACGTGAACGTGACTGACGCGGAGAAAAGGCTGAGAAGCCACTCGCAAAAGTGGATAGAAAATGGCGACTTTCCTATATGAAGCGGAGGTGCCCAGACACATGACTTTCGGGAGCCTATTCGCCGGTATCGGAGGGTTCGACCTTGGACTTGAGCGAGCAGGAATGACATGCAGGTGGCAGGTAGAGAAGGATCCCTACTGCCTGAAGGTCCTCGCCAAGCACTGGCCTGATGTGCCGCGATACGAGGATGTGAAAGACGTTGGCAAAGAGACGCTTGAACCAGTTGACCTTATTTGCGGGGGGTTCCCCTGCCAGCCGTTCAGCACCGCGAGTCACGGCGTGCGCGTGGTGCGTGATTTATGGCCCGAGATGTTTCGAATACTAGATGAGTGCCGACCACACTGGGTGATAGTGGAAAATGTCGCCAAAGGGCCCATAAAACGGGCAAGACAAGACTTGCGGGGGGCGGGATATGAATGTTGTTGCAGCCGGCGTATTGGAGCTGTTGACGCGGGGGCGGACCATCAGAGACATCGTTGGTGGCTTATTGCACACACCGACAACCAAAGCGAACTTCCTAGCGCCATCAATGAGGCGTTGGCCGAGCTGCCGAAATTATGCAAAGGCGTTTGGGGGGCAGAAAATTACGCCCGCGCAATTCGAGTTTCTAATGGGGTTCCCCATAGGGTGGACCGACTTAGAGCCCTCGGAAACGCCGTAGTGCCGCAGATAGTGGAAATGCTGGGGAAAATGATAATGGAGGTGGAAGCCAATGCCCTGGGGAATGTCGAAAGCCAAAGCACAAGGAGTCCTGAAGATCCTGTACAAATGGGCCGAGTAACAGTGCGCTTGCAACAAGGAATAGAAAATGGCGACTTTTGTAAGTGAAATGCGGGGGGAGAAAAGATGAGTACAAATAGCGAGCCTGAGAAGCTGTCAGTGGCTAAACGTACACAGTTGTCAACAAGTGTCTACAAGGTGTTGTCATGAGCGGCGAGAAAACTGATAAGAAATCTATCACTAATCTGACTGATGCGGAGAAAAGGCTAGCCATGTGGCGAAAGTGGCTCAAGTGCGAAGAGCCGTCGATAGTCAGTGAATCGCCATACTGGTGCGGTGGCACCGTTGGCAGAGACGTGGAAACAGTCCTAGCCGAACTGGAGCGGCTGCGGGAGGAATTGGCAAAGTATAAGAGCGGCGACGACCATGTTTTTTACAAGACGCCCGGGGGTGTATTGCCATGACTGACGCGGAGAAAAGGTTGGATGAGATTGCTTGGCGCGGCGATGAGGCTAAAGGGCGCATCAGTGGACGTACAGCCCGCACCATCCTGGCCGAACTGGAGCGGCTGAGGGAGGAGATTAAGCGATTACGGAAATCTAGCCACGCATTGAAGAATTGGCCAAGTTGTAGGTGATGATTTTAGCGGCCCAGACAAAGTGGTGTGCGATGACTGACGCGGAGAAAGCTAATAAGAAATTTATCGTTAATTGGACACGTGGCAAACTGTTGACACTTATGCACAAGTGTAGGTGATTCTATCATGACTGATCGTATCAACAGGGCATACGCTAAATGGGCGTTTCTAATTTGGGTTATTTATTTGGCTGTCTGTGTTGTGGCATTGGTATGGCGCTGGAAATGAGGTGATAAAATTGATTGTTCCAATTGGGATTCTTGCTGTAGCGATCAAAGAACGAATAGGAAGGATGAGAAATGAGCATAGGAAACGCAACACTTGATGCCCTGATTGATGCGCTTGCAGAACTCAAGGCAAAGGAAGATTTAAATGTTCTGATCGATGCAATCGAGCACTACATCAATCACTATACTGTGATTATTCCCGAGCTTTCGACTGCGGCCGCAAACGCGGCAGATACGATTCTCGGAATTCTCGGTACTCATCTAGCGGCGGATAAGACAATTCCAACCGCGAGCTCGATCTTTAATGATGCAGGCTTTCCCGCTGCGGTGAAAACGATCTATATCAACCGCATTGAGGATTACATTATTAATTCCGGAGGATTCGAAGCCGTGCTCGATGCGACATGCAAGAACCAACTCGGAGTACTCAATCCGGAGGTCGAATAATGGATAGGCGACTTCTATGGTTCAGTTTGTTCATAATCGGGGCCGTCGGGATTATCTTCTGGTTTTACGTGTGCTAGGTTAGGTGTTCGGCACGTAACAGAAAGGAGAAGACTTGATTGAGTTAGTCGGAATTTTCTCGATTGCCATTATCGATCTATTTTGGTGGCTGAGAAAATGACAGGGAAGGGGAGGGAGCAATTCCCTCCCCAACAAAGGAGGCGAAATGGGGAACAATCTAATATTGGGGAATGAATATTTTAACCCCACGAAAACCGGGTTAAAAGTTATCGGGGAACCGCCACTACCGAGATGGTCAATGGGATGGAACACAATTGATTGTTTACGATATCAATAAAATACCAGAGAGAGTAGTGGCAAAGGATGGTGAGTTATGGTGGGAATCATTATCGGAGCGTTCTTGATGTTCTTTGCCTGGATGATGGGGCGAGCATATCAATCTAGGACGGATTGTCCAAGATGTAGTGATTTCGATAAAATGGTCGAAATTGACCTGATAAGGGGCAATCAGAGATGCCGTTTTGTCGGCTTGGGAACGATGTATCCGGTTGACAAAGAGGCGGACGAATTGGAAATTGACTTTACAAGGAATGAACTCAATTCACTCATTGAGGAGGTGGAACAAAATGGCCAGGAAACTTAACACACTGGTACTGTTGGTTTTTGCAGTAGCAGTATTCGCCAATGCGGCAGAAGCGGCCGAGACAAGATGGACATGGTCAGAACCGACAACCGGCTCTCCAGTAATGTTTTACAATGTGTTTTATTCTCCGGACGGAACCAATTGGGTATTGCAAGATACAACCCACACGAATACGTGGGTATTTCAACCACAAGATTACCCATACCAAGTATCAGTTAGCGGCGTAGATGCTTGGGATCGAGAGGGGCCGAGATCAGATGCCAGCGAGCCGGATCTCGGGCCACCAGGGCAACCCGGAATCCCAACGATCATTTCAATCATCCTCGGCGCAATCGCAGGAATAAGCATCACACTCTTAATCGTTGGGGCATTCTTGGGATGGTTTCGAAAATAATAAGATCTCCGCTCATTAAGGGAGAGAAAGCAAAGGCTGATTATTGCGGGGTATGCGGAATAAAACCAAAAGGAAGGAAGGGATATCGGATTGAATTCAGGTTCCCAGTCGGAATGATCTTTTTTCTCTTTTTCGCTTGTGAGTCATGTATGGAAACAATGCTAAGAGATCTAAATGATATAGAAGGGGGCAAAAGGAGATCTTGAATCATGTCCCCCATAAAAAATGCCATTTTCATTGCGGATATCCATGCCGGATGTCAGCTCGGCCTATTCCCCACGGGGATGAAAATAGTTTATGATGAAGGTGGAAATTACTATCCATCGAAGGCGCAAAAAGTTGTCTGGGGATGGTGGAATCATTTCTTCGATGTTTGGGTTCCGATTGTCACAAGAGAAGAGCCATATATCCTTGTTATAAACGGGGATACGCTTGAGGGCAGGCACCACGGCACAACCTCGCAAATTACCCAAAATTTCTCAGACCAAGAACGTATTGCCTACGAAATACTCGCTCCCCAAGTAGATAAAGCAAAACAAACCTATGCCATTAGAGGAACCTCTGCACATGTCGGCGAGGCAGGAGAGCGAGAAGAACAACTGTTTGCAAAATTGGGAGTAAAACTCGATGAGAATGGCCGGGCATCAAGACATGAATTGTGGTTGAGAATCGGAGATGCGATCGTTCATGTCATGCATCATATCGGCACAACTGGATCAATGGCATATGAGACTACCGCGCTAATGAAAGAATATGCCGAAGCATGTGCAGAGGCAGCACGATGGGGACAGGGACCGCCGGATTTTGTAGTTCGAGCACATAGGCATCGAAGAGCATCAATTCAGGTTCCTACATCTCGGGGAAACGGAGAATGTTTTACACTGCCAGGATGGCAACTCAAAACCCCATTCACCTACAAGATACCAGGAGGAAGGCTATCGCTTCCTCAGTTCGGCGGATCTCTTATCAGACAAGGCGACGAAGAATTTTATTCGAGACATCGTACATGGAGCGTTCAAAGACCGAAAATGGAAATACCATCATGAGCGGGAAGAATTATGTCTAAACTCCCATATGAAGATTGGCTCAGAGAAATAGAAGATCTTAGAAATTATAACCATTGTGGTAGATTACATTTTACTCGCGAACAAGATATTCTCCTCGTCGCCTCAAGAGCATATGAACCAATAGTTTCTTGGGAAAGAATCGCTAAATGGTGGGCCATGAAAGGATGGGCCGGAAAACGATCCGCGATCAGAATGCGCTGGATGTCAATAGAAGGCGATGAGAAATATCTTGAAGAACTTAAACAAGAAATCAGGGCCAGGGAATCATGCCAAGGAAAAAATCCAAAGTAGTTAAACATAAGCTTCCATTTAAGAGAATTGATCCGATCGGCGTCGGTGTTGATCTGATCCTCGTTCCCGAAGTCGATGTATTAAAGGATAAATTCGGAGTCTATGATCCCAATCAGGGCGCGATTGTTATCGCCGATGGGCCGATCGAAAAAGTGCAAAAAACCCTTATCCACGAAATTGCCCATCACTGGCAAAATGAACTCGGCCACCAAGTGACAGAAGAATTCGCCGCGACTATCGAATTTTTAGTTTTCGACCTTCTTAAAAATCGAAGGGAACTTGTTAAATTCCTTCAACGTAAACGTTGGTAGTTGCAAAATGGTTCAATATATGCTTACATGTGCAAGATGGCAGAAAAAGGCGAAGTTGTTATGAGTTCGGCGAAAAAGAAGAAGCTTACTGCGAAGCAAATGAAATTTGTGCTTGAGTATATGATAGATCTCAACGCAACTCAGGCTGCTATACGTGCAGGGTACTCAGAGAAATCGGCGGCCGTTCAGGGATGGGAGAACCTAAGAAAACCCCAGATTCAAAAAGAATTGACAAAAAGAATCAATCGGCTCTCTATCAAATCCGAGATCTCAGCCGAATCTGTGCTCAAGAGATTGAATGAAGTTGCTGATCGATGTCTTCAGGCCGTGGAGGTTTATGATAGGGATGGCAACCCCACGGGAGAATATTTTTTCGATGCCTCGGGGGCAAACCGAGCTCTCGAATTATTGGGGAAGCATTTGAGATTGTTCATTGAAAGGCAAGAAGTCACGATGACACTCACGCTCGCGAAGAATTTCGTGGGGGATATCTGCGACATGATAACGAGGCACGTTGAGGACACAGAAACCGTTGATAGACTCATCGAAGAGCTTCGGGTCATGGCACAACAAGAGGTCGAGTGATGCGTGTAATTAAAATTGGCACGGCGACCAACGAATTCACGGGGCGTGTATGCCTGAATTGTGGTACGTGCATAATCGAATTGGATGCGACTATATGCGAAGATTGTGCTCTCAAGTATGCTAGACAACTTGAAGCATTGATTGATAAAATCGGGACAGACTTAGAGCGGCGTTCGCGGCGGTAGCATCGACTAGAATCGATCAAGAACCGTTAATGAGAGGGGGAACATATACCACCTATGGAGAAAAGGCGATGTTTGGCGTCGATGCTACCGCATAAGGAATGATCATGAACATTGCTTCTTTATTCGCTGAGGAGCTTGAAAAATCAAAGCTACGTACCGAGATTTCAAGGGAACAAAAGCAGATTAGGCAATCCCGCGAGGATGTGAACGCCTTCGCGGAATACGCATTCACAGATGAACAGGGGAAGCCGTTAATCCAAGCTCCCCTTCATTGCGTCTTGCAAAATAGAATTATGACACTAGATCGCTCGGTGACATGGTTCCCAATCGAGCACGGCAAGACAACACAGATCAAGATCGCTCTTGTTTGGCTGTTGGGGAAATATCCTGAACGAAATTATGCATATGTATCCTCGAAATTGACACAAGCGAGGAAAGTTGTCGGAGCGGTAAAGCGGGAGATCGAAAGCAATGAAAAGGTTAAGCGGGTATTTCCGAAACTCAAGCCTGAAACGGGGACTCTCTCGGCTGCTCCCGAAATGTGGGGAAATGAAGCTATTCGAATACAAGGTGCCCGACCAGGATCAAAAGATCCTAGTCTTGGTGCCTATGGTGTTGATGGACAAATATCGGGTGCTCGGTTACACGGGGTCTTCATCGATAATGTTTGTGATAGAACCAACACGGCGAGTGAAATCCAAAGAGAGGGAGTCTTAGAATTAATCGACTCAGATATTCTATCCCGTGTTCTTGAGGGCGGATTTGCCCATATCGTTGATACCGCTTGGCATAAAAAAGATGCTCCCCATATCATAGCTTCTCGTGATCAATGGCACGAGATGAAATTTGATGCACATGACGGGGAAAATGGTAGACCATTGTGGCCCGAAGCCTGGTCATGGGAGCGGCTTGAGGCGAAGCGGGGCGAGGTAGGACAAACAGCATACGATCGGATGATGAGGAACAAACCTTTATCAGATTCCATGCAGTATTTCAAGACGGCCAGCATACGGCGGGCGAGATGCGGCGTTCCCTGGTATGAGCATTTTACTCCCGAGGAAGATGAACTGCCATTCATCTGTACGGGTGTCGATCTTGCTACACGCAAGGGACAGGAGTATGATCTCACAGTTTTTACAACGGTAAAACGAGAAGAGTACTTTTATCAGATAATCAATATTGTTGCCGAACGTGCCGAGGCTGGCGAGATTATACGGAGAGCACTCGATATTTATCGGAGGTTTCACGCCGATTCGATCAATGCAGGAGGATATGCTCAGTTTGTCGTAGAGGATAACGCCGCCCAAGTGTATATAGAGCAAATGTTGAAAGATGCCGCGATCCTCGAAGCACTCGGAGCAACCTACGAAGAGATCATGAGAATCGTTGTGAAGGGAAGGACAACTACCTCCAGTAAACGAGATATAGAATACGGGATTCCCGGTATAGCGGCCGATCTCGAAATGAACCGCTGGAAGTTTCCGGATCATCCCGAGATAGACGCTTTACAAGACGAAATGGAGACCTGGACGCCAAGCGAAGGATACCACACAGGGGATCGGCTCATGAGCCTGTGGATAGCTCGCGAAGGGATTCGGGATGATCTTCCACAGGCGGTTGCAATATGAAGATGTTTGATAGGTTCTCTGCGGTTGTCGATGCTATACGGGGGAAATCGGCAACTACATTTAATCTCGATACTCTCTTCCTGACAGGACAAGAATCGCCTCATTTCCAAGGTAGCGGATCCGGGGGCCTATGGACTTCAAAAGCCTACGAATCGAGTGCTATCGCCTTCTCGTGTATTCGGAGACAGGCTCTCGACATTTCTAACGCCCCGATGCTTTTACTCAGGGATCCAGAAGATATATCAACTGCGATCGAAGACCCGATGACAGATCGGCTTGGTATGCTTCTTTATGATCCGAATCCCTGGTATTCGAGGGACCAATTCATTCAATATCTTGTTTCTATGTTATTACATCGCGGCGAGATATTTATTGTCTTTGATAATCCGGGTAATCCGAAGGAGATGTATCCATATTTCGATCCGCTTTATTGGAAGGAACTCACCGTTGACAACCGACTCCAGGGTTGGGAATACCGCAAGGGGCAGACCTATTTCAAGTGGTTCGATGATGAAGTTCTCCATCATAGATTGATATCATTATCAAATCCATTTCGCGGTCAATCCCCGCTCATGGCAGCGGCAAATAATCTCATGATAGATATCTATGGCGATAAGCTAAACGCGGAGACAATTGTTCAAGGCGGTGAGCGGGGACATGTCTACACCACGAAGCAACCGCTGAATTTCAAGCAACAAGAAGAGCTCTTGAATCATCTACGATCGCGAAGGACTGGCAAAGGATCTCCAAGCCGGGACATGCTCCTCGCAGGGGTTGAACTGGTCGATCCGAAATTCACTAAGAGCGATTTAGACATCTTGGCAATTCAGGGACCTTCAGCCGAAAAGATTTGTGGTGTTTATGGCATGTCTCCCGCTCTCATTTTCAAAGATGAATCTCCCAATTACGCGACGTTCAAGGAACGTCTTAAAATCTACTGGACACAGACACTATTGCCCCTGGTCTCCGGGATTGAGTCGGCGTTTGATGCCTATTTCGTCGATCATTTAAAGTGGGGGAGCTATCTCCGATTCGATCGCTCCCAGATCGAAGCACTTCAAGATGAACTCGCGGCACAAATGGAAGTCGCGAAACAGATGTTCGATATGCACATTCCAGTAAACGCAATAAACGAAAGGCTCGATCTTGGTCTTGATATGAATTTGATCCCTGGCAATGATAATGCTTTGGTCCCCATGACTCTTGTCCCGATATCGGCCGTGCTCGATGAAGGGGGGGCGATGTTGCCGGAACCAACAACGGAAGGTTCCCCCCCGTTGTCCGGACGCTCCCCCACCAACGAAGAAATCAAACAGAGAGCTCTCGATCCCCGTACTTCGATAAGACGGAATAAAAAATTGGTGACATTAGAAAAGGGGTTGACCTCGAAATATAGGGGAATTTTGCTAAAATATCGACATGAAGCAATCAATATGGCGAAGACATCAACATCTCCGTCTGAATTTGAAAAGAAGCTCTATACGCTGAATGAGCCGATGATTGATGACATGCTTGAGGCGATAAGCCCATTTTGGCTTGAGGCGATGACAGAAGGGACTTTATCTGTGATCGAGCTCATCGAGGATGTGCCGAAAGAACACGCGGATATGTTTAGACGTGGCCCGACAATTTCACCCGAGGCATTAGGGGCCGTGAAACGACGTGAGAATCTCATCAGGGGGATGCCGACAAAACTTTTCCAGACGATAATGGCGGCGGTTCGGTTAGCTTTTGAAGAAGAGCTCGCGTATAGTGCCGAAGATATTGCTCGATTAGTTGCACATAAATTCACTGCTAACGCAAACCGCGCAATTACCATCGGCAGGACAGAGGTCGGATCGGCATTCAATGTTGCGCGGTTCAGCGAAATGAAACAACAGGGTTTTACTGAGCATCAATGGTTAACAGCGGCAGATGAGATGGTTCGTGGCAACGATCCTAATGATCCGTTTAATCATGTGAGCTCAAATGATCAGGTTAGGGTTCATGGGGAACTGTTCCCGAGTGGATTAGCCTATCCGATGGCAGAGGGCGGCGAGGCTGGCAATGTGATCAATTGTAGATGCCTCACGATACCATATGTGCGATAAGGAGAAAAGACCATGAGCTTCATTGAATTAAAAGATGGGCGAAAGCTTGTCCAGAAGATCAATAGGAATTTCCCGATCTACAAAGAAGATGATGGCGATAACGCGATCATTGCGATTGTATCCTCGGAATCGGTAGATAGTTATGGCGACATTATCCGCCAGAAACCAAGCGATAAGGGTGGTGGTTGGCAACTTAAACGATTCAATAAATCTCCCGTGATGCTATGGGCACACGATATCATGAGGCCGTCGCTTGGCGGGGGTGCGGCAACGCTCGGGGAACACAAAGATCTCGGTGATGTGCTTTTATTCCGGCCAGATTTTGATCAAGAGGATCCAATCGCCGAAGTTATCGAAGGTAAAGTTAGGCGCAATGTGATCTCAGAGACATCGGTCGGTTTCGTGTCATTGATTGATGAGAAAATGTCCGATGGCGGATATGAATTTTTCGAACAAGAACTTCTTGAAATCTCATGGGTGAATCGCGGGGCGAATCCCGATACAGCGACATTCGTGAAATCGATCTTCGATACTCGGGACGATCTTGCAAGATTGATCCCGACAAATGATGACAATGAGATTGAAGAGCTCAAGAATGCGATCACTGACTTGACCAATGAAATGAATGAGAGAATGAGGGAAATCGAACGGGTAATTATTCACGCATGGCAGGATTATAAGGAATTACCCGGAAACCTAGAACGCGATGACTTGATCCGCGAGCTTTCGAGGAGGCTGGAGCGGTTTAAGGATCATTAGGCCAGTGTCGCCCGAGGGCGTACAAGAGGCTTGATGAATAGAGAAGTAAAAAATTCATAGTTAAGGGGGAACAGAAAGAGCATGTTCCTAATGGCTGAAGAGAAGAAAGCAATCACTCCCGATGAACTCGGTGATTTGATTGCCAAGGTCGAAAAGGCGGTTGGTGCGTTTGATGGTACAACCGAGAAGATCGCGGAATTTGAAACTAAATTCCAAGAGCTCGATACTCGGCTTGATGCCAATCATACTGAGGTCGCCGAAGAGACCAAAAAACTACGCGACTTTCTTCGGGCGCAACACGGAGAAAGCGGCGCGAAAGATTGGTTGATGTCGTTCAATGATTTCATCCGTGGCGTTTACCATACGAGGCGATATGGGAAGCTCCCGGAGGATATTCAATCCAAGGCCGCAGTCGATCCGTTCGATTCAACTACGGCCGCGACGGCGGGATATCTTGTGCCAGAAGAATTGCTCCCTGGCATCATCGCGATGCAGGATCTTTATGGGCAATTATATCCAAGGCTAACGAAGATCACTGTCCCGCCAGGAAGAACAATCAAGATCAACCAAGATGCTGCACTCCCCGCTGCGAGCTGGCGAGCGGCACAGGGCGAGACCATCGTTCATGAAGCGACACCAATGAGTTTCGGTCAAGATAGTTTGAGTACTGAGTTGATCGGTACTTATATCAAGATCGCGAACGAGTTGCTCGATCAGCCTGGCGTGAATTTCGCCGCCGTTGCTGCATCGCGAATGATCGCGGCGGTTGTGAAGGCGATCGAAATCGGAGTACTCCAAGGTGTTGATACAACTGAGCCAAGTGACGGGATCTTGGTCGATGGCAACACAACGGATGATAGTGGGACTACGATTGCGGCGAATACTTTGGCTGGCTATGCAACCTGGATTGAGGCTGCTGTTGCGGGTCATGATATTGTTTATGACACCTCTCAATATCAGCTCTTTGTCACTCCTGGCAAAAAAGTCAATTTGATGGCACAATCCATCTCTGCGACAAACTTGCCGGGTGCCCTGGCATGGGGCGATGCGAGAGCGGGAGCTCCAGATCGGTTATTCGGGTATGAGTTTATTGCTCATCCTGCTATGACCTATTCCGCCGCTCCCTATGCCGCATTAGTCATGACTTCGATGATCACGCTTGCTGAAACTGGCCGGTTTTCGGTGGATATTAATTCACTCGGAACAGGCTGGACTGATAATGAATCTTGGTTGCGTGTGTTCACACATGCTGATTGGAGTCTTGGAATCGCGGCGTACCATCATTGGAATGCGTACACGTAAACACGGGGAGGTGAGAAAATGGCGGTCGGATCGGGATCAGTTAGCGGTGGGCTCAAGGTCGCGCCAGAAAACGCGACATTCGGAACTCCAAGTGGTTCTTATGTTGATGTTCATTTGGCTACGGCAACGATGGGCCTTCGGCGCACGCTCGCGAGACCCGTCCGCCTCTCCCGTGGGGCTCCGGGTCATGGACTAGGATCTGCCGTTCACGAATACATGTCCGCATGGTGTGATGGGGAGATTGTAGTTCCTTTGATGATGAGCGATGCAATAATCGGCCACCTTTACGGTTGTGGGGCATCAAAAGCAACCCTGACATATACCTTCGGCGGCGATGAGGCTCCGAATGATATTTCAATGGCGCTTGATGTCGTAATGGATGAGGATACTCCCCTGTCTTACTTGTTTACGGGAGTAAAGCCGACATCCTACCGTTGGGATTTTGCTGCCGATCAAAATGCATCATTAACAATTGGTGTTGTTGGGGGGGTTCTCCCCGTGAAGGGTACTAGTACAATCACACGTCCTAGCGATGCTGAGATTGTAATGCCTAGCGATGTGAGCTCTTTTACTGTCGGCGCTACTGCGATAGGAGTGAAGAGTGCATCGATCACGGTAGAGCTCCCTACCTCAAGCTCCGAAAGACACACAATAGGACAGGCTTTTATCAAACAGCCGGTCCGGAACGGACCATGTTTGATTACTGGCTCTCTCTTAGTGGATCTTGATGATGAAACGGGATTCGACTCAGTTGATATCCTCGATGATTTCCTTTCGGGGACCGCATTGGGCGATATCGAGTTTGGATCATCGAGCATCACGGCTTCAAATTGTTTGATGACAGGAGACGCCCCGACCTTGGGACCGGGCATTACTGAATTCCCAATCAATTTCGAGGCTTCGGATCTTGTGATTGTCAATGTGACTTAAACCACAGGGGAGTGGGTAAATTTACTCACTCCCCTGAGTAAAGGGTTAATATGAAGAAATACAAGGTAATTATCCGCGCACCCGGAGAGATCGCGTTAGGCGATGGTCAATATATCGGGATGATCGCCCGAACTGGGGATGAATTTACAGAGAATGACATCACTCCCGAGAGATTGGAGAAGTTCATTCAATGCGGATATGTGGAGGAAATTGTTTCAAAGGAACCCAAGAAGAAGGAGAAAAAAGACCATGAAAGTGACACTTTTAGCTCCAATGATTAAAGATGGCAAGATGGTTCCGAGGGGCTCGACTGTTGATATTGAGGATGATGAACTTCGCGAAAAATTGCTCAAACGCGGTCTCGCGGTTGGCGAACCACAACCGGAGAAGAGAACTAAAGAACAAGTTCCAGGGGTTGAAAAATGAAAAGGGTCTCTTTATCAACTGTAATCGCTCCTGATGACGCGAAAAAGGTTATTGATACATATGTGGGAGCAAATAAACGAACTTTGAAGTTTGCCGCGAAAGATGAGGAAGGAAATCCGCTGAATCTTACGGATAAGACAGTCACGATTTCGGCTGATTTATCGGGGACCAAAAAGATAGATGATCAGGCTTGCACGGTGATCGATGCCGTTGATGGTTGGTTTGATTATACGCCCACGGCGGATGAAATTAATGCAGATGGTAGATATAGGGCTCAAGTCAAAATCGATGATTCAGGAGACGAAGATTACTTGGAAGAGATCGTTCTGCGAGTGAATCTGCCAGTTGAAGACTTATGAGGTTGAATCATGTCGATAACATTAACGACAGATCCCATAATCTTAGAGGAAACCGCACAGGTATTTCTTGAGATGAACAATCCTGAAAAGCTCAAGCTCTTGATTAATTCGGTCTCCCAGAAATTCCGGGAATACACGGGGCGGTTGTATATCAACAGGACTGCCGATATTGAGGAGTATTCTTTCGGCAATGGAACCTCACGTATTTATGTTCATGCTTTGCCGATAGATGTATCCGATGGTGAGATCACGGTAGAAATTCTCACAAATGGTGCAGTTACTAGCACATATACGAACACTGCCGACACCAATGGAGACTGCACAGGCTATGCCGACGATAATTTCATTTATCTCCATAGCGCGGTGACTCCACCATCTGAGGGCGAGAAAAACGTCAAGGTCACTTACAACGGCGGTTGGCAAACAATTCCCGGAAATGTCCTTCAGGGAGCGATCATGCAAATGAACGTAGAGAAACAACGGATCGAGGGATTAGTCGGGATTGATAATATCTCTCGTGAGGGCGAGTCAGTTTCATATGATTCGGGTGATATAATCAAGGCAGTTCGTGATCTATGGTATCCATATAAGGTGATGACGTGAAACTCGTTAGTAGGGAATTCGGCGGCGCGAAAATCAAAGTCTTGGAAAAGCTCCTCGCTCCTGGTCCTCGGCAAATGCGGGTATCGCTTGCGATCAGGGATGGTCTTGCCATATTGGAAAAGCATCACAAAACGAAGAAGTTCAAACGCGGGGGATATGGCGCGAAGCCTGTCGCAGGCAAACTAACTTGGAGAACTGGACAATTGGCTCGATCCTACAAAATCGAATACAGAAAAGGTGCTCTCTCGGGTGCCTATGGATCCGATCTCCGGAGATCGAAGATCCATGAATTCGGCGGCGTAATCAAGGCGAAGAAGAAGAATCTTGCGATACCCACGAAATATGCGAGACAGGGGAAGCGGATGCATCATGGTTCATCATTATGGCCGCGAGATTATCCGCCAGGTGTTTTATTCCGTCCGGCAGGAAAGCGATACTTGGCAAAGGCGCAAGGAGATAAGATTATCCCGATGTTCATTCTTCGACCCTATGTAAAAATCCCGGCGAGACCGACGCTCAAGAAATCGCTTGCTCGGGTAATTAGACGGATTGACGACATGATCGCCGATGCAATGATAGGGGGACAACGATATGCACGGTAAGATCGAAGAGAACAGAAGATATCGGATAGTTGAACAACTGATTGATGCACTTTCGAAGATTTCGAGAGCGAATGGATACAATACGCAACCGCTTGTAACAACTGATTACCGAGAAATCCAAAAATCAGATGCATCTGCGGCGTTATGGATAGAAGAGACCGACGAAGACGTTTTCGATATCGATACAAGTTTAGGGATGTCGATGAACTTTACAATAAATATCGTTGGCAATGTCTTGGTCAAAGGTAAAAAACCACATCGAGAGCGGAACATGCTGCTTCAAGATGTGCGAAATTGTCTGTCAGAGTTTGTCAAGGATCTCAGCAAGGCGGGAATTCCGACCGCCTATACTCTCGGAACCGCGACCTCAGATGATAGCGAATTGACTGAAAACAACCTCGCGATGTTTTCTCAACCTCTCACGCTTCAATACAAAATTTACAACGGTAAATTTTAGGGGGAATCATGGAAGATTCAATCAACAAAATTCTGGAACAAACTCGCTTTACCTTCACATCGGATGACGGTACAGAATTTGTTCTACGCAAGTTAACGGCACAGATCGCAATTGAGGCAATTGGCCCAAAAGCCTTTGGCTTAATTAAGGGACAGGAGATGGCGGATAAGGCTGTTGAAGATCCCGATCCCGCAGAGAATATGGGATTGATCGAGCGATATCTTAAAGTGGCAATGGTTTCTCCGCGATTGGGGACAATCACGAAGCCGGAAGATAATGTTATCTCGTTCATGGATCTCGGGAAATATGCCGTTCCGGTTTTCAATGCATTCATCGCAAGCGGGGAGGGGGAGGGCGCAAATTTTACAAGATCTTGACAGGGACCGACGGGATTCAGGTAATCCGCATTCTAGATGGTCTCTGTCAGAGATATCACGCTTTGCCGAGTGAGATAATAAAACTCTCACCATTTGAGGCTTCATTCAATCTCGAAGTCGCCGCGAGGGCATCGGCTTATGAGGGCCAACAAAGGAAGCAAAAAGAATGGCAACGGTTCGACGATACGTTGAAGTCGTTTTAAAAGCAGTTGACCAGACTAAGGGTCCAGTCGAGGGATTACTCGGTGGTATCAACAAGGTCAAGCTTGCCTATGGTGCCCTGATTGCTGCATCGGCTCTTGCGGTCGGCAAGATTATCAACGATTTCAATCGGGCCGTAAATGCAGCCGGACAATTTCAACACAAGATGCTTGAAGTCAATACGCTGCTTCAGGCATCCGATGCCGATTTCCAAGGTCTATCTTCACAGATCCGCGATCTTTCTGTTCAATATGGGCAACTTGATAAGACAATGGCGACGGCATCATATAATGTTGTCTCTGCCGGATTCGCCGATATAAGCGATCAGATGGGTATTTTGAAAACCGCCTCTAGGGCTGCAATCGCAGGCGTGACTGATGTTAATACGGCCGCGAAAGCTATCACTCAAACTATCAATGCTTATGGGAAAACCGCTAAGGACGCGGGCCGGATATCAGATATTCTCTTTGCGACCGTCAAGGGAGGTGTCACAACTTTCGACGAACTCGCTCAAAATATGGGCGCGGTTAACGCTATCGCCGCTCAAGCCGGATTGGAATTTGAAGAGGTCGCGGCGGCGCTTGCGGTATTGACACAGGGCGGTTTAAACACTGCTGAAGCATCTACCGCTCTAAAGAGCCTGATTGTCGCAGTTGGCGCGGCAAGCGGGGAATCCAAGACAAAACTCGATGAGCTCGGGATTTCGCTCGATCAGGGGTTGCAACCGGCGCTTGTCGCTCTTGCCGAAGCAGGAGAATATGGAATCTCCGCCCTAAAAGAAATGATTCCCAATGTCCGGGCTGTTACGGCGGCGGCGTCGGCCGGAAGAGAGGGCGGCAAAGCTTATGCGGAGCAACTTGCAGCGACACGCAAGGAAGCCGGACAAACTGATAAAGCCTTCGAGATCATGGCAGAATCGCTTGTCCTCGCTCAGAATCGTTTCGAGTCGGCGGGGAGAGCTATTCAAACTGTCATTGGGTCTATAGGAGTAGAGGCAAAACGCGATATTTTGAATGCTTTCGCCGATGCGGTCGTTTCACTTGCAAAAGTTATCGAAAATAACAAACAACCGTTAGTGGATTTCGCAAATTCCCTTGCCTCGATTGTCACTTCGGCGATAAAGGCGGGAGAGAATCTTGTCTTGGCTCTCCCGAAGTTCAAAGAATTCTTTGATAAATCTCTTAAATTTACGGGATTCCAAGAAGTTGTTGATGGATTCCGCAGTTTGACGACTTCTATCAAAGATGCTGAGGAGGCTCTTGCGCGATATAAAGAAGAAGCTGCAACCGCTATCGGGCCGGGTACGATTGAATTCCCGGAATTCGGAATTTCCAGTGTTGATCTTATGCGGGCACAAGCACAGAGGGCAGCACTTGGAGAACGCGGTGCGGTGATATCTGCGGCGGAAAGAGCGGGAGAAGAGAGGCGATTGCGCGAAGAAATGTTCGCCGCAGTACCGAAGGAATTCGAGGCTGCACCAATAGGAATCGAATGGGTTTGGAAACCTATGCCTGCGGACGATTTCGTTCCGTTCTCATCCGAAGAAATGCTGACATATATGTCGGAACAATATGCAAAACAGGCCGAAGCGATTCGTGAAGTTGATGAAGCTTTGATCGATATGGAACCTACCGTTGAAGAGCTTCCTGAACATATCCGGAGAGCAGCGGAAGAAGCAGAGGAGATGGCGGCCGCAACGGCAGGGGTCGCGGAATCATTCAGAAATTCTTTCTCCAACATCGGTGGCAATATAGTTGCAGCATTTGTGATGGGGCAACAGGCAACAATCAAATTCTCCCAGATCATTCAACAGCTCATCGCGACAACTCTATCCGAATTGATCCGCAAATTGATATATATCAAGGCGTTACAATCATCGGTCGGCATGTTTAATCCGATCGGATTTTTAGGCTTTGAACAAGGCGGCGAAATCCCCCGCGCACAGGCCGGATATGTCGTTCCTGACATAGGAATCCGTGGGGTCGATAGTGTCCCGGTTCTTGCACAGGCTGGCGAAGGAGTTATAAGGCGTCATACAATGCAACGGCTTGAAAGATTTTTAACCATAAGTGAGCAGGCTTCCGCGATGGGTATATCAGGAGGTGGTGGCGGCGGCGGCGGAGATATGCACGTTCATTTCAATGTCGCAAGACCCGTTACTCGCGGAGACGTGTTATCAATGGCGGATGCTACGGTTGAGGCTTCCCGCTTGGTGGAGGAGAGTTATTAATGAGTGCAGCGAATCCCGCTCCGCTTTTTTCTATAGTCCGCGAAGATGATCGTTATGATGTTTATGAGGATAGCGATCTCGTGGATTATGGATCAACGAAATACCTGAATGATCATGATGAAATCGAGCTCTCTGATCCATATGGAGAACCCGCTGCTATTCCGTTGCCCCAAACACATATAGACATGGATTCGGTTTTAAATTATTCCTCCGGACAACAAGATCGGGTTATCCGGATGTTTCGCGATAAAATTACATTAGCAATTGATTATATCTCATCTGAAAAAAGGCGGAAACTTCATCAATGGATGAATGCCCGGACAAAGGTTCTCTTTACCCCTGGTTTTGGAGAAAAAACAGTTGTGGGCTGGAGGGCGCTAGATCTTTTCAATTATTTCGATTTGACCGGGAAATTCACTTGCACAAATCAGGGCTCATCGACACGATTGCACTATTGGGACAATCATATTCATAATGGTATCATGAAAGAGGGACATGTTTCTCGTTTTGCTAGGATCTGCGAAACTCCTGGCGGGGCGGGGCAACTTTTTAATTGTGGCGAGCATAATAACGCCGATCCTGATCATCCAACAAGCTCTACTGTTCATGGTTGGACGGGGCAGGGAACCGGGATCACTTTTGGATATAATGCAACTGGATTCGGCCATACCGATTGCCCCGGATCTTTGCAGGTAAACATGGATTCCAGATCGGGCCTTCGCTGGATCTATTATGATGTTGATTGCACTTCGGCGACATCCGGGACGAAATTCGCCTCGGCCGTTGTTTTTGTACGTGGATATTTCGGTCCATCCGGACAAATCTCACTAGGTAAGGCATCAACCTTTGGAACGGTTACGGGGGATGTGGCATCGATATATCCATATCAAGATTCTCATCCATATGATTTATCTGAATGGACTCCTATTTATTTAGCGACTCGTGAAGATTGGTCAACAACGACCGCTATTAGAATTCAGATTGTAGCCGGTGGATCATCGGGGACTCATACAATAGATTTCGAGGTTGGTCCTATCGCAATCTTTTGGGACGATACATGGTCGGCGCGGATGTATCATACTCATTGGAAGCCGTATAATGCATCAGTTGACGGGGCTCAATCTGTACATGTCCCAATTGCCGATTATCAGCCTACGCGGTTCTCTTGGATATGTTCATTTTTCGTACCGAAAGATTTTAGTGAGGAAATATTTCTGGGACATATCGGATTCGGAAGATTGAGCTCTCCGGTATCAAGTGCCGGACTTTTCTTAATTTCAAATTACACATTTGGAACTAATGCAACTCAATTATCCTTCTGGCGCGATGCCGCGACCTATATTAATGCCAATATTCCGGGAGAATTAAGGGTGGGGGAGATCAACACGGCATGTGTGGTTCGAGCGAATAGTTATATCGCATTGTATCTAAATGGACAAGAAAAGGTCCGTGAATCAGATATCTCGGATCAAGAAGTTCAAATCGACGATGGTACAAGCTTTTCTTTCAGGATTGGAGAAAATGCTTATGGGAATTGTGGTTGTCCATTTCTAACAACACGGCTCGATCGCGAGGCGTGGAGCGAACACAAGGTTGCACACATAGATAGACAATTGAGAGATCCCGGATCAATCCAACCAATCATTGCGGCACGCGGGCGATCATATCTTATCAAGGCAATTCCGAGCGTGCCCCGAGCAGCGGGCGGGTCTACTCATTGGACTGGTAATTTAGTTCTTGAACAAGTAGCCTATAATCCGGATTTGGCGGATGTCACTAGCAGGGAGTTGTAAAAATGAAATGGTTGATGTTCGTTTTGGCAATTGGTCTTTCTCTCTTATGTGTTGGCTGGACGGTGACTGGCAATCACTATGAAGCGAGTGCAGGGACGAATTATCACATCGCGACTGGGGGATTCCACGGCAAGTTTTCGTGTTATTTCCCCGACAATGCGGCAGAGATTTCTTTCTGGCGAGATGGGGTCAGGGTTTGTCCATCATTGGCAACGGGCGATGCCGACACGGCGATATGGATACCGGCGGCGAAATCAGTTGGGTTCGATGTACCGACTTTTGACGCGATCTATGTTACTAGAACACATGGTGGCTCGACTTCCGGTTATTTGTACTGGGGGCTGTAATGAGAAGTTTTGTTTTGCTTTGGGTAGTCCTATTGGCAATTATACTTGCAATCGGGGCTATCGTAAATGGGCAATCGATTATCACCGACCACATTGGCGTTCAGGGTGATTCTGCACTTGAGATTGGTGTTAGTGGCGAACCGGGAGGCTCTCCGTTTGCCCAAAGTCACGACGGCCACTATACGGCGGCGAGACAATATAATAATCAAATTGAATGCACGGGCACTTATGATGGTACGGGACAATATCATGCGACGTATTCCGAATGGGCAGAACATGATATCCTCGAAATAGATATGATCATTTTGTTTGATACATCCCATAGTGTTACAAACTTCGTTGATTCGCTACGCACATCGAATCGAAACGGCGATATCATTGTTCTCGCTCATGATCTTGCGTTTGTTGCTTATGGCACAACTCAATATGATTATACATGGCGTCCATTCGTTCAGGATAGATATGCTGAAGTTTACAAGAAGGCGGATAAATCTTGGATAGCACTTGAAGCCGATGACGATACGGCGGCGATCAAATATGGTGGCGGCGATGGGTATTTTTTAAATCCGCTTATCGCGGGAGCACGGACTCATTATGTCAAATATATGCGCGATGTTTGGAATGGTGCCTTCTGTACTGATTGCGATCTCGCGGGATTCGGCGTGATATTCGATGTCTGGAATGGGAATACTTGTCACGCGGTCAATGATGTAGATCTTGATGACGATGGTGTATCAATTGGGGCGGATGAGGGCGAACAAAAAGCTCTCGTCGCCGCCCGCAACCTCTTTCTTGCTGAACTCGCGGATACAATGCGGACTTACTGGCCGAATTTCATCATCGGAGTTAATGGAACTTCGCCCTATCGCGTTTCTTCTATGCTAGAAAATGTGAACGTTTTACAAATAGAAAGCTTTCATCGCTATGATGGGATCTTTACCACAGATAATTATCAATGCTATTATTCGCATAATCCATATTATAATTTTTTCAATTATGCGTTTCGCGATTCCTGCAAGCCGGTTGATAATACTTGGCGCGGTGGAGACAATTCAGAATCGCCAAGTATCGAAGATCAGGATCAATTTATTTGGACATATTTAACAAATATGTCAAGTTCTCCGATCTTGCCGATAATCATGATTGAATCGGATTCTATTCCTCAAGTTGTTGAGGCTCTCGCGATGGTTGTAGATCCGCGTGGTTCGGGACCAGGAGGCTATATTGCTCCCTACTATATGCGTGATTGGCGGTACTATCCTGATTTCATATCTAAAGATGTTAACGCTTCTTATCGGTGGTTCACCTGGAGCGAAGATGCTGCTAACAATTTAATCCATCCGCCGTTGGCGGATCCGGCTCTTATGGGGGCACCCACGGATACGATACGCCGAGAAAGAATGGGGACACACTTTATTCGCGAATATACAAGCGGCGGGATTGATCTCAAGCTCAATGTAGATCATCGGCTCGGGATGGAACATCAAGATTGGTTCATAGAGGAAACGGGAAGGGGGCCATTTTCCTATTGTGCCACTGCGGGATCAACCCCGCGATTTATAGAAATGCGAGACACAATCCAAGTTGCTATCACGGCGGATGCAACAAATTATGATGTTGCAGATTCGATGGCGTGGTATGGGGGCAGATTCCATAAAATCGTCACTGCGGCAGATCAAACCTATCGCGGATATTGGAGCGAAGTTGATACTGATTTGAACTTATACAATATTAGTGTGGACAGGACTTTTATCAGAGATGAATTATTCGGAAATGGTAGTAACGTAGAAGGGGCGGTCGTATATTTCGGAACCGATAGTGTTCCGAATTTCGTGGGATCAAATGTTCTGAGAGCAACCTATTGTTGGCGTCCAAACGCAACTACCGCCGGATTATCGTCTTCTGATACGATGTTTTTTGTTGGGATGACCAAGACAGATCTCAATCTTTTCGCGGGCGGGAATTCCCCTTGTGATGCCGAATATATGATTGAGGCGACTTCTACGTATTGGCCTTCTCGCGGCGGAGCCGAAACCTCGATCACGGAATATGATGATCTTGGAGATATAACACTAACTCCCGCCCGCTATACTTCAGAGGGCGTACCCGGAGATGGTTTTGTAAACTTTATCTCGGGGCGAACTATCACGGCGGCGACTTGGGAACGAACAGATGTCACGCCATTCTATCAACAGATTGCAAATGGCGGCGCAAATAACGGGATCGCCCTGGTAGGAATTGATGCCGGATCTTCTGTTGTGCTTCCTTGCGCCCACACTCATGCGACTACCGCCAACAGGCCGGTTCTTGAGCTTCTATATGAAGTTGTTTATTATGTTGCACTTGATGGCGATACCGTGATCAGAACCAGCGATATTCATGCTCCAGAATTCACTTCTGTTTCCGTTACCTCATCCTATGCTGATGATGAGCAATATATTGCAGTTACAGCGGATGAGGCAGTCCGGTGGTCATTTGCAATAAGCATCGCGGGGGCTGCATTTTCCTCGTTCTCGGCCTACACAGATAGCTTTACATATTCATATATGCGGACCTTTGGCGAAAGTCAGGGATCCGGCGAAGCGGTTTCGATTAAAGTGAGGGCGAAGGATCGCTCAGGAAACGAGATAACAAGACAGTATAGCGAAACACCTATAGCAATAACATATATTTTCAGCAATTCAACTACGGCGGTTTCTCGGGTATCCTATGACCGCGACATAACAGCGGGAATGGAAGATGCAGTTCTTTCTGCTGCGAATCCCACAACGGTATGGACTAATACCAACTATGTTAGATTTTATCATAATACTACCGGCTGGCCGATTGCGGATAATTCGCCAGAGGAAAGCATCGCGATATTGTATTTCAATTGTGCCGACTCTCTTGCTGGCAAAGTTATCACTGATGCCACATTGGGATTTATCCCCTCACAGGATATTGTGCTCGGGGCAACTGATACCCTTTATGTAATGGGCGCGGATTTCAGATTTGCGGATGATTGGGTCTCTGCTGATGATGCCTCCTTCCGTCACTACGACGAAACTAACGATTATCTATGGTGGGAAAGCATCAATATGATTCCTGGTCCAAGTCGGGTATGTCGTAATTATAGTATTTATACAAACACAACTCTGAATGCAGATACAGTGTATGAAATCGATGTTGATAATATTGTAGACTCTTGGAGCGACGGAAATCCCGAGGCGGGTTTCTGGTTTGTCCTCATAAAGACCGGCTCAAGTAGTTATTATGATATTTATACACATACCAATATCACAACTGGATACAGACCCTATCTTGATGTCGAGGTTGAATACTAATGGCGGGATTACTTACGGCGGCGCAATTATCGGCAATCCGAGAGGGAAATATCAAGGTGCGCCAAAAATGGTCAATGATTGTTCCCACTGATTTCGGGATAACTACATGGACAACATTCCTCTTTCATGATGACACTGACCCGACCAAGCAAAGAGTTATTGATGCCGGATCTCGGCAGACATCGGCCTATAATATTTCATTGAAAGTCCCCGGGACTTTGCGATTTCCCAAATATGAGATCGAAGTTGATAATAGTGATGGATATTTCTCGCTCTACGACATAAGCGGCGTCACTCAATGTTTTGACCGGAATTACATGATTTATCCCAAAAAATCATTTCTCAAGCATGAGATATTTTTATTTGATCCCGATGGGACAGAATCAGAGCTTCCCTGCTCGCCGTGGATAGGTCGAGTAATCGATGTAATCTTCACCGATCAGAGTAGGGCGGAGAAGGATATTGTATTGAAGATTGCGCGGATAGTTTGTGATCAGAGACATGCGGTATATTATCGGCGTCGATTCAATGAGAATCACGGCGATATATTTGATACCGGAGCGAATCATACTCTGTAGAGGGCGACATGGCAGACTGGACACATTATAGTTCTGTAAGATATAACGCTCCCGGCACAGTATCGGTAACTCAATTAATTACCTATAACATGTCGGCAACCCCTGCTCAACCATTTTGGATGTGGGAAATTAATGAGATTTCTCAAATGTATATGAGATATAGGGCGGGCGAATCTCCGACTAATGATAGCGGATATTTTTTTCTTGAAGTAGACGCGACAGGAGAAACTCAAAAAGATAGCGGTCATATTATCGTCGTTGAAAGCGGGTTGGCGGGACAATTTTCTGGCACGCCCGCTATCAATTGTTATGGATCTAGCGGCACGTTCCCCGCCTATATGATTGTCCCCCAACCAAACACATTAGATATTTTGCCCGATTTGGATCTCACTGCTCAAGATACTATTAGGCCATATCCGGGGCTTTGCTCACCATTTTTAAAGGATAACGGAGATCATGCCGATGATATCGAGATTTACGCCTATTTCAATGGTGGCATTCTCACTGGGTTGTGTTCGATTAAATATTATTGTCCCTGGGCATGGCATGATACAAACATGTATAAAGTACTTTCGACAATAATTTATGATTTTATTACGGCCGAGGACGATTCGACCGAAGATTTCGATTATCCGGAGGGCGATGATTCGGCTATATTCAACAAAACGGAATTCGCCAATTGCGATGAGGCGGATTGGTATCCTGCGGGCAGTTCAGAATATTTTGTAGTTCGCAAAGAGGGAGAAACCCTTCTTGAATTGATGAAGAGAGTTGTTCGTCATTTCCCCTATTTTTGGCTTTCATTTGATATGCAAGGCAAGCTTTCTCTTACAAGCACAATCGATCCCGCCTATTTCACAACCGTCACAACCCTGCATGGAATAATAGGAGATATCGTATATTCATATGACCCGGCATTTCATTGCAATATCGGACTCATCCGATATCACCAAAATGTGATTGTTAGGGGGGGATCTACTTCTCGCTTAAACAACCCCACAACAACTGCATGGAAACATCAAACACAATGGGAAGAATTCCCCTCGGGCGGACATCAGGGAGTCTATGAGGTCGAATGTGTCGGCTCCGCCCCGCTTGATGCCTCGCGGTATCATCCTGAACAATATGTTTGGATCAAGGGGAAGCGAGTTGATTTAACAACTCAATTCCGGGAGCAGCGATCCGATAATCCGGAACAAGAATATCTCCTTGGCGGCGAGGTCCAGGTTTTACATTTGCCGTTTGTGCGGGATGGGGCGACAAGAGCCATTTTCGCGATTAAGCGGGAAATGGAGACATATAATCAAATCGATCCGCGAATCCGGATGAAAATTACGCAAGATCTTCAGGGTCTTGATTATGATGTAGGACATAGGGTGACACTCTCTTACATGAAGGGCGACGGCGAAGCTAGTGTCACAACTTTTTGCATGTCAAAAAAAATAGATTTCAACAATTTGACCGTGGAGTCTGAATTATTGGAAGTCCCTGCCGCACCATCGCCAACTTAGGATAAAACAATGGCAGAATTAAACGATAAAGACTTGAAAGCTTTGAGGGCCGATTTATTGGAATTGCACGCAATTATGAACAAGGCGATCTCTGAGATGCATATTATTAATGCCGAATTTAAGACCTGGCGGGTGACAAGATGCGAAGATCATCATAGGCGGATTCAGGCTATTGAAGATGGTGAAAAGATCCATAATAAAGTGATCTATCGGGCGGCCGGGATCGCCTCAGTTATTCCAACAATTATTATGATAATAACTTTGATATTGCTTTTTGGAGATAAGGCAAAATGAGGGAAATTTCAAGGATAGTTATTCATCATAGCGCGACTGAAGACGGGCAAACTTTTTCTTGGCGGGCAATCCGGGAATATCACATCTTGACTCGCGGATGGTTAGATATTGGTTATCATGCCGGATGTGAATTAGTCGGTACAAAATTCGAATGTATGTACGGTAGACCGATCCATATCATCGGCGCACATGCACGAGGATCGAATCGCGGTTCACTCGGCTTCTGTTTTGTCGGCAATTATGATATCATTGTTCCCGAGTTTGAGATGTTGGAAATTGCGGCAAAGCGAGTGATTGCCCCGTGGTGCCTATTGTTTGGAATCACGGTTGATAATATAATACCGCATAACGCGAAGTCTTCCAAAACTTGTCCGGGCGTTAAATTCCCAATGGCAACCTTGAGGGATTATGTTTGGACAGAACTGAAGGGATGGAACAATGCTTGAAGGATTGGTCGGTGTTGCTCTTTCTCTGCTCGGGGGAAAAATCACAAAAGTGGTTAGCAAGGCTCGGGCGAGTCGAGCACATGAAATTCTATCTCCCCTTGCGGCGGCGGTTGTGGGAACGGCTTATGCTGTAATCGCGGGAGATGATGAGGGGTTGAGGTTCGCCGTAGAAAATGGCGCGGGATATGGTGCGATGGCGGTGATGCTTCACTCGGTGGTTTACGGCGCAAAGAAAGCGAGTAAAAAATGAACTGGATAGCTATGCAAAGCCCGGCGATCTTTTTGGCATCAATGATCTTTGGTGTCGATGTGAATACGATCCTTGCGATGGAGGTTCATGAGAGGGCGAAGTTACTCGATGATGCGGCACTCCAATTCAAGGAATTAACAGCGGCAGTAGTCGCGGCGACCGATCCGGCGGGGCCGGGTGGAGTAACTCTGACCGAAGAGGAATTGGCTATTTTGGTCGATGAAGCAGATGATTTGCCGGGTGCGGCGATGGCGATTGTGGATTCTTTTACTGGCGGAGATGAAACTTAAAATCGCTTGCGTAGATTACTGATCTGAATTAGAATTCCGATGTCGGTGTTCCCCTTTCGCATGAACGCTGACCGGCGGGGATTCCAGGCATGGAGTCTCCGCCTTCTTTTTGCCCGAATTCCCGTGCAAATTGCCCGGACATTGGGCGTCCCAATTGGGACATCAGGCGTCCCGGCGGCGTAACTTATTATAATTCAACGGCAAATTATTTTATATCTGTCCTTGCCAATGGCAAGGGATCTGCTATATTGGGGATAACGAAAGGGGAACAAAATGAACACCACAGACACACTCAAAAAGTTCACCCAAGACATCAAGATCGATTTCCACAGTTTCGATGAGTTGGACGAATTCTGTAAAACAGAAAGGAGTGTTGATACCAGTTTCGAGGGACACATTGCGGCGATGTTGGAAGTGATCAGTTTGCTAGGTGAATACGAAAGGGGAACACAATGCACGCGGCAGATTTTACAGTTGCGTTAAAACATCTCTTGATGATGATCGACCGAGATGAAATCAAATCAGAATCGGCTGGACTATTCATGGAGGAAATCCTTCATATCCGTTCATGGATCGATGCCGATCTCAAGCAAGTCGGGTTACTTTTCGAAATGTCCGATGGTGATATTTTCAGTCTTCGGATAAACCGAATCGGGAAGACGGCGGATATTCCTTCGGCAGTAACCGAATATGATCCCCATCAAACGCCAATCGATACATGGATTCTTAACAAGGTGGAATGGTCATGATACGAAGAAAGAAGCTCAAAAAGTTCGCTTTGTATCAAAACTGGAAGCCGGGAAAAATTTGGGCGAATTATGAAAGGGGGTACTCGCTCACGTATCGAAAGGAATATGTGAAACCGGGTTCGAAGATTCAATTCGCCAAAGGTGGAATGGGTGGAATCATGGAGTATGGGATTGCCTTGAACGCGGGTTATAAATACGTTCGAGCGATCATATTCACAAGACCAACACAATTAAAACTTGTCAATATTCCGCACGGATACATCATGAGTATTGATTCCGCATATGAAGTGAGCCATTGCCAGGGAAGGTGGAAAGATTTGAAGACGCTTCTCGAAGCGATTGACGCGGGGATGTGCAATGCGTCGGGAAGAACAACCAGGGCGATAAAAGAAACCCTGAAGATGATCAACAAAGAAGGGAGAAAATGAAGGTGTACCAGTTCCGGCCGCTTGAGAAACTCGCTTGGCTTGTCTTTTTCGTGGGGTCACAAAGGGAAGTTGCGAGAAGGCTTGGAGTATCTGAATCGGCAATCTCGCGATGGTTGCAGGGCCACCGCTCAGTCAGTAAGCCGATTGCGCGATTAATCGAAATCGAATTAGATAAGGAAACTAAAAAGACTTGAATCTGTTTTCAAGGGCGATTATAATCGACTAGTGAAAGGGGAAATCGATGAGTGTTGAAGAATCCCAAAGAAAAGATTTTCATGAATGGAGACGGAGCGGGATCACGGGCACGGATGCCCCTAAACTTTTTGGGGCAGATGGAGCTTTTGGTGATTCCACGGATGTCTTCTTGGAAAAGAAAAGTCTTTCCCCCCCGCCAGAAGAGACTTCGCTCATGCGAAGGGGCAAGCTTCTAGAGCCCCTATTCGCGGCGGAATATGAGCGCGAAACCGGCAACAAAGTTCGAAGACAACCGCGCAAGATTCATCCCAATCGGGATTGGATGAGATGCCATGTTGACCGGCAAATTCTCAGAAACGAGAAACAATATACAACCTCGCTAGAAATCAAAACGCTTTCGCGTAGCAAGATGGCGAAAGTTCTTCTCTACGGTCTGACTGAAGCGACAATTGTTCAATCACTTCATAACGCCGAAGTTTGGGGATATCTCAAGCCGGAAGTATTTATCGGTTGTGCTGACACCTGGCAGTTCAAGCGGTATGTGATTGATACCACTGATCTATTCGACATCTTGAATCAATTGATCGATCTTGAAGATGCATTTTGGCATATCAACATCTTGGGGAATGCTTTCCCGGAGAGAGAGGAGAAGGCTGTCGATTTGCCGGATCCACAAGGCGATGTGTTCATTATGAATGACGTGGATGAGTTTATTATGGCGGCGAAGCATCTCTTTGATGCGGAGCAAATTCTCGCAGATGCAAAGGCATATGTAGACGGCATCCATGACAAGATCCAATCACTCATGAAGGACAACAACACAGAAGTCGCGGAAGCTGGATTCTATGTTGATAACATGATGAGAACAATCCGGTATTATTTCCGGCAGAATCGTCCGGGACGCAAAACGGTCCAGGGAAAGACGGCGGTGAACATGCTCACGGCGATTCATAACAATCTTGAGAAGGCGCTCAAAGAAGGGGATCCGGAATTGTTGCGCTTGGTTGTTGATGATTTCGTCAAGACGTTTGACGCCGATATGCTTTACAAAGTCGGGAAGGAATGGGATTATAAACGTCACTTCTTCTTGTCGCCAAAGGGGGAATAATGGAAGCATTACAGAAAAACGAGGAAGAGCAACATCTTCCCGTAATCATGGAGCTTGCCGAGCGGTTCCGGGTTGATCCAAAGCGGTTTTGGGCAACCGTGAAAACCGTCGCGCCAGCAGAAGCGAATGCGACGGACATTCTTGCGTTCTTGATTGTAGCGAATGAGTACAAGCTCAATCCCTTGACGCGAGAAATTTGGTTGCTCAAGAACAAGCATGGTAAAATCCTGCCGGTTGTCTCGGTTGATGGTTGGATCAATCTCGCCAAGAATCATCCCCATTATGGCGGGATGTGTATGATCGTGGGGGTAGAAGATAAAGATGAATACGTCGAAACAACGATGTGGGATAAGAGATTCCCCGATAAGCCGATCACAGTTCGCGAATATATGAGTGAATGTAATCGTGCCTCGGAAGACAATTACAATCCCTGGAACAAGTGGCCGAAGCGGATGCTCCGTCACAAGAGCCTGATTCAATGTGCTCGCTATGCTTTCGGATTCTCGGGGATCTATGATCCGGATGAAGCGAATCGGATCACCCATGATGAAGTAGAATATGAAGTGATTGATGAGAAATCGGAAGAGGCGAAAAGGCTCGCCGCGAAGCTTGGCGAAGCAACCGGAAAATTCGCGGGGCAGAAAATCGCGGAAGGTATTGATTCTACGCCTCTTCCAGAATACGATGGTCCAGAAGGCGCGATCATCGTTGACTTCGAAGGAGAAGAGGAGACGCTCACGGAAACGCCCCCCACGTCCACGGAGCTGAAAGAAAATAGCCGGGTCGGGGTATGCCCTATGTGTGGCCAAAAAAAGGCGCTCACAGAACATTCAGTTTGTGGAACATGTGAGCCCAAATTATTGAAAATGTCAGGTGAAATTCCAGAAGAGCAATTTTGTCCAGATTGCGGCGAGGGGTTCGGCAATCGGAAGAAGTATAAATTCGGAGATGATGAGGTCTGTTTCCGCTGTTTACAGAAGCGAAAATCGGCCGATAGAGAATTGAAAAAATCGAAAGGCGAATTGCTATAGTCGGGCAATGTCGAGAGGGGAGGCATCTCCGGAAACAGTCCCCCCCCCAATCTGTTTCGCTTCCCCTCTCGCGCCGACTCATGGGGAATAAATCATGCTAGTCCGCTTGAGCTTGCCCAGATTAAAGAACAGTATATCTTTTTATGGGTTGTTGTTTCTCATAAGCTAAAGCGGCGAGGTTTTATAATGGCAACTGATCATGATCCCTTTTTCGTAATGGATCGCACAGTGACTCAAGGTGACGATGATGAGATCGTCCTTTCTTTTTCTGATGCAGACGGGCTTGATGTAGACATTTCGTTGTGGGATTTCTGGTACACAGTAAAAGCAAATGCGAATGATGCAGATTCGGCGGCGGTAATTCAAGTTGATCCCACCGATGTAACCAAAAGTGGAAGCCCTACGCAAAACACGGTTTCAATTCCCATTGCTTCGGCTGATACAACGGCTGCTCCCGCCCGCAAATATGGCCATGATATCAAGATCAGTATCGGCGGAAAATTCCAAACCATTATGCACGGTATTTTAACAATCAAAGAGCATCAAACCAAGAGGACAACCTAAAATGAGTGATGTAATATTTGCCTCTAAAGAATACCTGGTCACTATCGGGGGGGCAAATTATACGGTGACTGTCCCGGTTGTTGGCTCGGCTACAATCACAGATCTTTCACAACTGCCACAAGACGGCGCGACAGATGGTCAGGCTATCATGTGGAATGATACCGCCAGCGAATGGGAGGCTGCTACTCCCCCTGGTGCTGGCGGCGGTGAAGCGAATACAATTTCGAGCGCAGGATCGGGAACGAGCCTTTATTACACAAAGGTTGGTGTCGATCTTCAACTCAATGCGATCAAGAGTGAAAATTCGATGCTTGAAGTTGATTTAGACGCCGTTACTCATGATATCGAATTGAAAGTAAGAAATTCACTTATTAATCATGATGCTCTTACCAACACACACAATCTCACATCGGATATCGATCATGATACAATTAATAATACTCATAATTTAACTACAGATATAGATCACGATGCCCTGACTGGGTTCGTTTCATCCGAACACGTAAACCATGATACCATAGAGATGATAGCGGGACGCGGACTTACTGGCGGCGGTTATATAAACGCGACCCGTACATTCAATTTAAATATCTTGTCCGAAGCCGAAGAGACCCCAGACGGAACCGATTTTCTTGTTTGGGAATATGCCGAGGGCAGTAACATTAGGCGAGTCGCGGTTGAAGATCTCCCCTATCCAATCTCGACAGTTTTCGGGAGAACAGGGGCCGTAGTAGCTGCTACAAATGATTATACTTGGGCACAGATTGATAAGACAACTTCCAGCATCGCAGATATCACTACACGATCTCATGCCGATTTGACAAATATCGGAACAAATACACATGCTCAAATCGATTCACATATTGCGGCAGTTACCGGAAATCCTCATGGTGTAACCAAATCAGATGTAACGCTCGGCAACGTAACGAATGATGCACAACTAAAAAGATCCGCCGACGATTGGAGTGGATATTCTGACATCGGTACTCCAGCATCAGGGGATGTTCTTCTGCTCGAAGACGCGGATGATTCCGGGAATAAAAAACGTGTACAAATTGGCAATCTTCCGACTGGGGGCGGTGGCGAGGCAAACACGGCGAGCTCTCAGGGAACCGGCACTAGCATCTACTATACAAAGGCGGGAGTAGACTTACAATTCAACGCTATCAAATCTGAAAATGCATTACTCACGGTTTCACTTGATGGCGTTACGCACGATATTGAACTAACTGTCAATGAAGGCACCTTTGACCACGACAATTTGACAAACACTCATAATTTAACCACCGATATAGACCATAACAATTTGTTAAATACGCATAATCTAACTACAAATATCGACCATGATACAATCGCGAATACCCACAATCTGACTACCGATATTAACCACGATACTATAAATGGATTCGTGGGTGATGAACACATTGATCATTCAGGAGTGAGCATATCACCGGGGCGGGGGATGTCCGGCGGCGGGAATATTACTGCAACTAGAACCATGCATGTTGATATTGCTGGCGAAACAGAACAAACTCCTGGATCAACTGACTGGATACTTTGGGAAGCCAATGCGGGCGGAACATTATACAAAGTGCAGGTAACGGATTTACCCGGCGGTGGTGGCGGGGAAGCAAATACCGCAAGCTCTCAAGGTACTGGCACAAGTATTTATTACACAAAGAGCGGAGTCGATCTTCAATTTAATGCTATTAAGAGCGAAAACAATAGACTTTCCGTTGCTCTCGACGGCGTATCTCATGATGTTGAATTAACGGTTAATGAAGCGAATATCGATCATGACAACTTAACTAATACACACAATCTTACTACGGATATTGACCATAATGAGTTAACCAATTATGCCGTGGGGGAACATCGTACCATTAACGACGCCGGAACTGGTGTTACCGACCTCTGGTCAGCCGATAAAATAAATACAGAACTTGGCGGAAAATCCGATACTGGCCACACTCATACGGCATCGAATGTAACCGACTTTGATACAGAAGTTGCAAATAATTCGGCCGTTGAGGCGAATACGGCGCACACTGGTACGACACATGATTATTCATTTATTACTGGTAATGACGGCGCAACCGATATTACTGCGGCAGAATTAGAAGAACTTTCGGATGGTAGCGCGACTACATTACATACTCACGCGGATTTACATACACGTCTTCATGCTATTACCAGCGCAAGTGATCATAATGCAGGTAATGATAAAATATTTTACAGCGGGAATGCGGGTGCCCTAAATGAACTCGCCCTCGGTAGTAGCGGCACATTTTTGAGATCGGCCGG